CGACGAGTCTTTCCAGATAGGTTTGATGATGGGCTAATTGAGGAAGAAGCACCCCATCGTCAACACGGCTCCGTGGTTGCCGCACCGTCTAAAACGACAAAGAAACCACGCACAGTGCGACTGACCTCAACGCAAGCCTCTCTCGCCAAGCGGCTTGGTCTGACTAATGAGCAATATGCGGCGCAGTTAATGAAGGAAGCATCTAAATGACGGATAGAACCTCACGCACCAGTGAGACTCGTGAAGAGTCAAAACGCAAAGTGTCATGGCAGAGACCTTCTATGTTACCGACCCCCGAACCCAGAGAGGGCATTGAGTTCCGCTGGATTCGCACATCAACCTTGGGTAATACGGATAACACGAACGTTTCTTCCAGATTTCGTGAAGGTTGGACACCTGTTCGGAAAGAAGATCATCCAAACCTTCACGTTGTGTCTGATATCGACTCACGATTTCAAGACAATATTGAGGTCGGTGGATTACTGCTTTGCCAGAACTCTACCGAAAATGTTAAGGCTAGGAGGGAAGCACAGCTTGATCAGGCTAAGAGCCAAATGCAAGCCGTGGATAACTCTTATCTAAGACAATCAGACCCTCGTATGCCCGTTCTAAACCCAGAGCGTTCTACGAGGACTTCATTTGGCAAGTAACCTTTCGGGGGAGCTTGCTTGGTAGAAACTAAGATGTAGGAGAGAGCTATGGCTACTTCAGCGGCTCCTTATGGTCTCCGTCCCGTCAAACGTGCGGATGGAATGCCATATGCTGGGGCAACGTCCCAGTATCTCATCGACCCTGCTGGTGAAGCAACGAACCTATTCTATGGTCAAGTTGTAATCATCGGGGCTGATGGGTATATCGCGCTGGCTACAGGTACAGGTGCAGACCTTACCTCTAACAGCATTTCAGGTACAACAGGCGTAGGCGGCATCGGCGTCTTCGTTGGTTGTGAATATGTAAACTCTTCAGGTCAACGTGTTCAGGCACAGTACTATCCTTCTGGTACAAACAGTAGCAGTACTGCGATTAAAGCCTATGTGATTGATGATCCAAATGTATTATTCCAAGCACAGCTTGACGGTACAGGCGCTCAAACAATCATAGGCACGAATACATTCTTTGCAGCAGCGCAGAGCACTTCAACTGGTTCTACAGTTACAGGTAACTCTACGTCAGCATTGGATGCGACTGTCAAAACGGCTGCGGCAGCTTTCCGCATCGTTTCTCATGTGTCAGATCCAGGTGATGCATTCCCAGATGTTCTTGTTAAGTTCAATCCTGGTGCTCATCAAATGACAAATAATGTTGGCTTATAAGGAGTTTAGACGATGGCTATATCACGCGCACAGCTCCTCAAAGAGCTATTACCAGGTCTTAACGCTCTGTTCGGTCTAGAGTACGAAAAGTACGAAGGCGAGCATGCAGAGATCTATGAAACCGAAAACTCAGATCGTAGTTTCGAAGAAGAAGTGAAGTTGTCAGGATTTGGCGCAGCTCCAGTTAAAGCTGAAGGCGCATCAATATCTTACGACAATGCACAAGAATCATTTACAGCTCGTTACAACCACGAAACGGTTGCAATGGGATTTTCTATCACTGAAGAAGCGATGGAAGATAACCTGTATGATTCACTATCTGCTCGTTATACTAAAGCACTTGCTAGAGGTATGGCGTATACAAAGCAGGTTAAAGCGGCATCTTTGCTTAACACAGGCTTTACCTCATTTAACTCAGGTGATGGTGTAACATTGTTTGCAACCAACCACCCAACAGTTGAAGGTGGTACAAACGCAAACCGTCCTGCGGTTGCGGCTGACTTGAACGAAACATCTTTAGAGCAAGCAGTTATCGATATTGCTGCGTTCACTGACGAGCGTGGCCTATTGATTGCAGCGCGTCCTCGTAAGTTGATCGTTCCACCTGCATTGATGTTTGTTGCGACTCGCTTGTTGCAAACAGATCTTCGTGTCGGAACAGCCGATAATGATATCAACGCACTAAACACTAATGGCTCCATACCAGAAGGTTATCGCGTAAATCATTATCTAACTGATAACGATGCGTTCTTCCTAACTACAGATGTTCCAAACGGCATGAAGCACTTTGTGCGTACTGCGATGCAGACATCTATGGACGGAGACTTCGATACAGGTAATGTTCGCTACAAAGCTAGAGAGCGTTATTCTTTCGGTGTATCAGATCCATTAGGAATGTATGGATCTCCA